GTGCTAGCGCCTGTACGATTTTTGCAGCAAAATATGCAGGTGTCTTAGGAAACTCATTAAAGATCTCAATATGCCCTTCAGCTGAAGCATTCGTATCAACAATTGATACATACCCAGGATCAAATGCAACAACCGCTGCTATTACAACAGGAAATACGAGTTTTGTATTATCTGTCGGAAATAGCACAGCTAATGTTGAGTTCTCGATGCCGGTTATACTTACTTCAAATTTCACTTCAGCTGTAACATCGTTCAATACAGCATTTTCGGCGAATAGCGATTTAGCAAATGTTGCTACTTTAGCTGCATATAATGCCTTCACAGGAAATTTAGCAATCATCGAAGCAACTGCGAATGCTGCAAGCATTGAAGTGACTAGCTCTTTAATCTCTAAAATAAAAGTGGGAGATATTTTAGAAGTAGGAAATACTACTGTAGGCACTCAATATATGAAAGTAGCATCACTAACATCTGCAGTTTTTAGTAAATTAACTAATGGGCTAGCCGCCAATAATACAGCCTATACAGCTTCTGCAAATCTTACCTTTACTGTAACATTTGATGATGTGTTCAAACAGAGAGATCAAGTCATCGTTAAAGGTAGCCCTGCTAGCGCAAATACACTATTTACAAAAAGATGGGAATATTTTAATTCAGTTGATAGTGCTCCTGGAAGATCAAATTACGTTTCTAATAGGACATCAAACACCTCTATTGCAGATGAACTTCACATTGTTGTTGCTGATGAAGATGGCGCTATTAGCGGCATTCCTGGTCAAATTTTAGAAGTTTGGCCAAATCTTTCTAGGGCAACTGATGCTAAAGGTGAGCAAGGCGGATCGATCTACTACAGAGACGTTCTAAATCAAAGCTCACAATATGTATGGTCGACTAAAGAATTTCTAGGTAGCAGCGTAACAAGAGAGAATTTTGCAGACTTAGATTCAAATTTTAGCATAGTAAGGTCAATTTCTTTTGCACGAGGTGATGATGGAAAAGATGAAAGCGGAATTGCAGTATCAAAATTAGCATTTGCTTATGATAAATTTAAGTCAGCTGAAGATATCGATATATCACTGGTTCTTGCTGGTAAAGCAAGAGGCGGATCCGGCGAAGTGCTTGCTAATTACATCATAGATAACATCTGTGAATCTAGAAGAGATTGCGTAGCTTTTATCTCTCCTGATCAGACAGATACTGTTAATGCTCCGACTCGTGAGCTTCAGAATGTGATTGATTACAGAAACCTCCTAAGATCAACATCATATGCTGTCCTTGATTCTGGTTACAAGTATCAATACGACAAGTATAACGATGTATATCGTTGGGTTCCTTTGAATGGCGATACTGCTGGTCTATGCGTAAGAACAGACAATACTCGTGATCCTTGGTTCTCACCAGCAGGATTTAACAGAGGTCAGATCAAGAATGTTGTTAAATTAGCATTCAATCCAGACAAAGCAGACCGTGACCAACTCTATAAGAACGGAATTAACCCAGTAGTTAACTTCCCAGGTCAAGGTGTTGTGTTGTATGGTGATAAGACTCTGCTTGCTAAACCATCAGCATTCGACAGAATCAATGTTCGTAGATTGTTCATTGTTCTTGAGAAGGCGATTGCTACTGCTTCTAAGTTCACATTGTTCGAGTTCAATGATGAATTTACAAGAGCTTCATTCCGTAACCTAGTCGAACCTTTCTTAAGAGATGTACAGGGTCGAAGAGGAATCTATGATTTCAGAGTTGTCTGTGATGACACAAACAATACTCCAGAGGTCATTGATCGTAATGAGTTCAGAGGTGATATCTACATTAAGCCTGCTCGTTCTATCAACTTCATCCAGCTAAACTTCGTGGCTGTACGCACTGGCGTAGAATTCGAAGAAATTGTTGGTAGATTTTAAGGGGGAGGGTTAGAACAATGGCTTTCAATATTAACGATATCAGAGCTCAGCTTACCTTCGGTGGCGCTAGGCCTTCTCTATTCCAAGTAATCATCAGCAATCCTATCAACCCAGTAGCTGATTTTAAGTTACCATTTCTGTGTAAGACAGCTCAGCTACCGAGTTCTGAATTGGGATTGATTGAAGTACCTTACTTTGGAAGAAAACTCAAGATGGCAGGTGATCGTGTGTTTGCTCCATGGACGGTAACTATCATCAATGATGAAGATTTTATAGTAAGAAATTCAATGGAAAATTGGAATAACTATATCAGCCTTTATCAGGCAAATAGAACTGCTCTTGGATCTGGCGCACCAGGTCTTTATAAGTCACAAGCAACAGTCACTCAGTTCGGCAAGGCTGGCGAGATCCTAAGAACATATCAGTTCAACGGGATCTTCCCACAAGTCATCGCTCCGATTGATCTTGCTTGGGCAGATACAGATGTGATCGAAGAATTCCAAGTACAATTCCAGTATGATACATTCCAGGTATTGAATGGTACTACTGGAAATGCTGGTGGTTCGTAAAAATTAAGGATTGAGAGCCGTTATAAATATAACATGTAGCGGCTCTCATTCTTAAGGAAAAACATTATTATGCAGTTATTTGGATTTAGTATTACCAGAAAAGATGAAGAACCAGTCGAATCTTTTGCCCCAGAGGTAAAAGATGATGGCGCGATGGTCGTTGCTGCAGGTGGCGCATATGGCACCTATATTGACCTTGACGGCACAGCAAGGACAGAGGCAGAGCTAGTCTCAAAATACAGAGAAATCTCCCTACAACCTGAACTAGAGATGGCGATTGACGATATCGTCAATGAAGCTATCGATACTGATGCTGATAACATCGTAGAGATCAATCTCGATAAAGTCAATTATTCGGATCCCGTAAAAGATAAGATCCGTGAAGAATTCACTAATATATTGACCCTCTTCAATTTTAATTTTGAATCTTATGAATTATTCAAGAGATGGTATGTCGATGGTAGGATGTACTATCATGTGATCATCGATGAAGAGAATCCTAGATCAGGTATCAAAGAACTCCGTTACGTCGATCCGAGAAAGATCCGTAAGATCCGTGAGATCAAGAGGAAATCAAAAGGCGGGATCACTGTCACGAATACTCAGAGAGAGTATTATGTATATAATGACAGGAGCTTCCTCCCTGCAGGCGGCAATGCAGGCCTTCCGATGGACACATCTGCTACAGGTGGTGTTAGGATAGCAATCGATGCAATCCTTCATGTCACGTCAGGCCTCATGGACAAGAACAATGCGCTAGTATATTCATATATCCAAAAAGCGATCAAACCTCTCAATCAATTAAGAACATTAGAAGATGCGACTGTCATCTATCGTATCTCCCGCGCTCCTGAGCGCCGTATATTCTATATCGATGTGGGCAATCTCCCTAAGGTCAAAGCAGAACAGTATCTCCGTGACATGATGATCAAGCACAAGAATCGTCTCGTGTATGATGCGTCTACGGGTGAGGTACGTGACGACCGCAAGTACATGACGATGCTTGAAGATTATTGGTTGCCGAGAAGAGAAGGCAACCGTGGCACAGAGATCACGACTCTCCCTGCAGGTCAGAACCTCGGTGAGCTTTCGGATGTAACTTACTTCCAACGTAAGCTATATCAAGCGTTGAATGTTCCTGTCTCAAGATTAGAACCATCTTCAGCGGGATTCAACCTGGGTCGCTCTGCAGAAATCTCTAGGGATGAAGTAAAATTCACGAAGTTTGTAGGAAGATTGCGTAAGCGCTTCTCACAACTGTTTGCTAAGGCATTAGAAAAACAATTGATCCTCAAAGGCATCGTATCAGAATCTGATTGGCCTGAGATCCAAAATGCTATATCGTTTGACTTCACAATCGATAATCACTTCGAAGAATTCAAAGAAGCAGAAGTTCTCCAGAATAGGATTCAGCTTTTACAACAAGCAGAACCATACATCGGCAGGTTCTTTTCTGATCTCTGGGTGAGAAAGAACATCCTCAAGCAAACAGATGATGATATCAAACAGATGATGGAGGAGATGCAGGAAGAAGGTTCTGATGTCGCACAGCAAGAGCAAGAGCAACAACCTGAAGGACCTGCACCTAAACCTGTCTCAACCATAAAAAGTAAACCTAATCTTGCAATCGGAACATCAAGATAATATAAATATAACATAATTATTGGAGGAAACATGAGCAACGTAGAAAATATTTTAGCATATGCGTGGGATAAGAATGCAGCTGATCTGAAGTCGGCAGTTGCTGCAGAGATGGGATCAAGGGTCTCAGCTCATATTAATAATATGTATGCTGACGTTGCTGCTAGTGTTTTTGGAAATACATCAGCTAATGAGGATGACTCTTCATTAGAAACAGCAGCAGATTCATACGAAGGTGCCGAAAATGAAGAAATTTAAGAATCTCATCAGCGAGATCCAACAACCGCTATCACAAGGCGAGAATAAATTTAAGGCAATGCACGGGGACCTTCCTGCTGCTATAGAAAAAGCAAAGAAACTCGTTCCTGGCAACACAGACCAACCCAACGTTTTCAATGGTATAGAAAAAACAAACAGCATTAAGACTGGAATTGATAAGAATATCAGTGACTATGATAAGGGTCTCAAGGTAAATGAAGCGAAACTGGCAGGACTCGATTCTGTTGCTTTTGCAAACGAATTTCGTGATAATGAAGAAAATAATGATCATTCAGAGAACGTCAAGCTGTTAGCAAAACATTTCGGTACAGAAGCTGATTACAAAAAAGCTGTACACATCCATAAAGAACACATGAAGATCGGACACCTTCCTAAGGACCTCGGTAAACAGAGAGATGCACTCCATAAGAAACTCATGAAGCAATTTGAGCCTTATTTTAATATGGTAAAAAAAGAAACCAATGAAGCTCTTAAGACTAATGTATATGATGTAATGGATCGACAGATGGATCGCGAACGCCGTGATCAAGACATGAAAAATAAAGGTTATGTAAGAGATTATTCAAAACACCCAATGATAAGTTGGAAGAAAGAGACTCCTGCTACACCTACTACACCCGCTAAAAAAGAAACCAATGAAGCAAAGATGTCAAGATCACAAAAGAAGATAGCTGTAAGAAGGTTCTTCTCACATGATCCAGAAGCAGGTGAAAAGATTATTGCTCAAGGTGCAAAAGAACGCGGTGAAAACAAAGCATTTGCTTCTGCAAAGAAAGAAATTAACCGAGTCAGTGAAGCTCTAGGTTCGATGGCTAATTTTAAAAAAGCTTCTAAGTTTAATTCTAGCAACGTTTCTGATATGATCCGTGGTGAAAAGGCTAGAAAAGCTTCACAAGACCTAGGTGTTCCTGCAAAAGATCATAAGCAAGCATACTCAAAGATGCGTAAAGACGACATGGGTATGGACGACGAGGCAACGACGAGAAAAATCATTGGCGAGAAGACTCTCACACCCGCAGAAATAAAGAAGCGTGAAGAGATCGCTAAGTCGATGGAACGTGATAATCCTGGCATGCCGATGGATAAGAAGATGGCTATCGCAACAGCAACTGCTAAGAGAGTTGCAGAAGCAGATACTTTTGCAAAAGATAATAAAG